GCGGCGTCACGGCGATCAATGGCAACGGCTGGAAGTGTTGGGGAAACAACACCGGCGATCTATCCGTCATCCAGCGATCCGATCGACAGGTGGATCAACATTGTAACCATGTTTGACTATATCGAAAACAATTTCAAATTAACATTTTTCCAGAATGTGGACGATCTGACGAACTATCGTCTGATTGATGAGGTTGTTTCCGGCTTTAACATGCAGTTGAACGGATTACAGGGTTCCGGAGATATTGCCGGTGGAGAAATCATCTTCGATCATGACGAAAATCCGATTGCGGAAATCCTGAACGGACACATTAAATTCCATACGCGGGTTGGAGGATATGCGCCCGCAGAGGATATTGAAAACGTGTTTGAATTCGATCCGACAATCACACAGGCCGCATTAGAAGGGGGTGCTGAATAATGAACGGTTACAAGATTCCTACTCTGTTAAACAATTTTAACACATACGCTTCCGGTCATAAGTATGTGGGGGTTTCGTCTGAAACAACGCTTCCAAACTTTGAATATTTAACGGAAACGCTGGAAGGCGCCGGGATTGCCGGAGATATTGAAGAAGCCGTGGAAGGATGTTTCGGTTCCCTGGAATCTGAAACTTCTTTCCAGAACATAGGCGAAGAATATTTCCATTTTCTGGCGCAGACCGGGATTGTAACATACCGCGGATCCATGCAAATACTGAACACGGCAACACAGACAAACGATTTCCAGGGAATTGTAGTAACAACGAAAGGACGGGTGAAATCGTTTGAATTAGGCACGCTGAAACGCGGCGGAAAAGGTGAGCCAAAGATCGTCCGGGAATTAACCTATGTGAAAATTACCATAGGCGGCCAGAATGTACTTGAATTGGATAAATTCAACATGGTTTGGAAACTGTATGGCGTCGATCGCCTTCAGAAAGTTAGATCACAGATTTAAGAAAGAGAGGGTTAAAAAATGGATAACAACTACAAAGAAACAAACAGAGAAGATTTTATGCCTGGTGATGAAATACCGGTTGCACATGTGAGCGACGAGGAAGCTAACAAGCTGATCCCGGCGGAGCTTGTCGAGGATGAAGATAATTTCCTGAAAATCACGTTTTCAAAACCGTACAATTTTGAAGGCGAGATTTTCAACGGCATTGATCTTTCCGGCCTGGAGGATATAAAGGGGCGCCAGCTTACGGCGATTGAAAAAGCGTTCGGGAAGGCTGGCGTTGTTTCAAGTATGCCGGAAACGACATCTACATATGCGAAAATCGCGGCTTCGGCGGCAACGGGCCTTCCGGCTGAATTTTTCGAGGATTTACCGGGAAAGGAAGTCCGTAAAATCAAGTCAGCGGTTACACGTTTTTTCTACGAAGAAGATTAAGATATGACGACGGGCGGGCTATTCAAAAAAGCGCCGTCCGTCTTTCTATCTCAACAAACACAAGTTTAGAGTTTTACACAGGTTTACCGATTTATGATTTTTTAGAAATCGCGCAGGAGGTGGTCGAAATTGGCAAAGAGTCAGCACGAAATAACCGTGGAAATCGCCGGTAAAATTGCAAGTTCCTTCGGAAGTGCAATGGGAACGGTCAATAAACAAATGGCCACACTGGGCAAGTTTGCGGGTGGCGCGGCGAAGCTGACAATGGCGGGGATGGTTGCGGCCGGAACCGCTATTGCGGGAGTTGCCGCGGCTTCCGTCGAGGTCGGGAAAGCGTTTGAAAGCCAAATGTCAACCGTTGCCGCAATATCAGGAGCCACGGCACAGGAATTCGCCGCAATGGAAGCGAAAGCTAAAGAAATGGGAGCCACAACGCAATTTTCAGCAACCGAAGCGGGCCAGGCAATGGAATATATGGCAATGGCCGGGTGGAAATCCGCGGATATGGTTGATGGCATAGAAGGCATTATGAATCTGGCGGCGGCCAGCGGGGAAGAACTGGCGTCAACGTCCGACATTGTAACGGACGCTTTAACGGCGTTCGGAATGTCAGCTTCAGAAAGCGGGAAATTTGCGGACGTGCTGGCGGCGGCTTCATCCAACGCAAATACAAACGTCGCAATGCTGGGCGAATCCTTTAAATATGTGGCGCCGCTTGCTGGAACGCTTGGTTACACGGCAGAAGATACATCAATAGCGCTTGGCCTGATGGCAAACGCCGGAATCAAAGGAAGTCAGGCTGGAACATCATTAAAAACAGCACTTGCCAGGATGTCCGCGCCGACAGCAAAACAGGCAGCGGCAATGAAAAAACTTGGAATATCCCTGACGGATGGTGAAGGAAATATGAAATCCTTACGTGAGGTTATGGGGGATTTACGAACGAGTTTTGCCGGAATGAGCGAATCAGAACAGGCAGCGGCGGCAAGTACAATATTCGGAAAGGAAGCAATGTCCGGTATGCTGGCAATTATTAACGCTGGCGAATCGGATTTCGATAAATTAACGGCGGCAATAGACGGATCCGCCGGGGCCGCGGAACGGATGGCGGCCGTTCGTTTGGATAACCTGGAAGGCGATATAACACTTTTGAAAAGTGCGGCGGAAGGGCTTGGAATTGAAATTTACCAGGGCATGAACGCGCCTATGCGGGAAGCGGCACAAGCGGCTTCCGGCTATTTAGCGCAAATGAACGCGGCATTTCAGGAAGGCGGTTTTTCCGGAATGGCGGAAGCGATCGGGGATGTAGCCGCGGACGCACTAACAAAAATCGCGGATCATGCGCCGGAATTTATAGATATGGCCGCGACACTGATTGACGGCTTTATTGAAGGCATAGACCGAAATTCTGACAAGATGGGGGCGTCCATGGGGCGTCTTGTCGTCGTTCTTGGATCGGCGGTTGTAAGGCTTGCGCCGCGGCTTATGACGGCGGGCGCGAATCTTTTATTGCAGATCGGGCGGGGAATCATTCAGAACTTGCCAGAACTTGGATCGGCGGCCAGGGAAGCAATCGCATACCTGATGAACGCGGCAAAAGACGCGTTAGGGGAATATGTTGATTTTCTGGGGGATGATAGCATAGCGCCATTTGAAAAATTTATAGCGCTGATCCCGGCGGTTGCGGCTGGTTTTGCGGCTTTTGGAGGGATTGGCAGCATTTCAAAGAAAATATCCGGATTCCTTAAAAGTATAAAAGGGGCTGGAAAAGCGGCGCCACAATTTACACAGGCAAGTAACGAAATGTCGGCGGCCGCGAAGAATATAGCGGCGGTTGGCGCTGGCCTTGCACTTGCGGCGGCTGGTATATGGCTATTAGCCGACGCCGCGATCCGTATTTCTTCGGCTGGCCCGGCGGCGCAAATAGGACTTGTAGCAATGGCGGCCGGTGTTGGCGCCCTTATGGTGATCGCGTCCAAAATGGGGCCGGAATTAACAGCGGCGAAAAATGGACTGATCGCGTTCGGCGGGGCCGTCCTGATGATTTCCGCCGGAATGTCTTTAATGGCATATGCGGCCACACAGTTAGCGGCGGCCGGGCCTATGGCGCTTGTAGGGCTTGCGGCTATGGAAGGCGGAATGATCGCAATGATGGTTATTGCGGACACATTCGGAAAGAAACTTACAAACGCGGCGCCGGGGCTTTTGGCGTTTGGTGCGGCTATTCTTCTGGCGTCCGCCGGAATGTCTTTAATGGCGATTGCGGCGGCACAGTTAGGATCCGCTGGGCCTGGGGCCGTTGTCGCGTTGGGGCTTATGGTGGCCGGGCTTGCTGGATTTATGGCGATTGCGGCCGCTATGGGGCCACAGCTTACGGCGGCTTCGGTTGGTTTAATTGCCTTCGGCGCAGGAATCACGCTTGCGGCGGCCGGGCTTTATATCATGGCACAAGCGGCGATCCAGCTTGGAGCGGCCGGAGCGCCCGCACAAATAGCAATGGCGGCGCTTGCGGTCGGCATTTTGGCGTTTGGCGCGGCAGCCGGTGCATTGGCGCCTTTATTGTTAGCTGGTGCGGCGGCGCTTGCGGCGTTTGGCGCGGCGTTGGCAGTCGTGAGCGCGGCCGCGGTATTAGGATCAACGGCATTACTGATTATTTCCGCGGCGCTTCCGGCCTTGTCGGAATATGGCGCTTCTGGTGCGATTGCTATTTTGGAATTAGGCGCCGCAATGACTGTATTTGCTGGCGGTGCTGCATTGGCCGGGGCCGGTGCTGGTGCGGCGGCGTTGGGTTTCGGTGCGCTTGCACTTGCGGCGGCGGCCGCGGATCTTGCATTTGCGCCGCTTGCTATTGAAATGGTGGCCGTTGCCGGGGCGGTGGCGGTGATCGCGGCAAGTGCTGGCGCTGGCGCGGATGGTATCAATTCCCTTCGGGAATCGTCGTCCGGGATGATTACAAGCATGGGGAAACTGGCGCTTGCATTTGCGCCGGTATCAGCGGCGATCGTTCCATTCGCGGCGGCGGTTACGGCTGGCGCTGCAGCGTCCGCGGCACTTGCGGCGGCACTTGCGGCGGCCGGTGCTGCATTGCTTTTGGTCGGTGCTGGTGCGGCGGCGCTTGGAGCCGGTTTACAGCTTATCACGGTTACATTGATTGCGTTCCGGGCTGCGGCCGCAACAATGGGAACATCCGCCGGGATGATTACACAGGCGCTTTTACAGACGGCAGCGGGAGCCGCGCCAGCAGCAGCCGCGTTCCTGGTGTTGTCCCCGCCTATGGTGGCAGCAGCCGCGGCTTCTGGCGTTCTGGCAGTTGCGCTTACGGCAACGGGGGCCGTTTTGCTGATAATTGCCGCGGGATCCGCGGCGGCTGGTGCTGCAATAATGGTTATGTCTGCGGCGCTTGCCGCGGCCGGAACATCCGGAAACCTGACAGCGGCGGCAATGACAGCACTTGCGGCGGCACTTTTGGCCGTTTCCCCGCCTTTAATCGCTGGAACGGCGGCAATTTTGGCGTTTTCGGCGGCTATGGTTGCATTTACGGCGGGAGCGATAGCGGCTGGGGCTGGTGCGGCGGCCGCTGCGGTTGGTTTCGGTGCGCTTGCACTTGCGGCGGCGGCCGCGGATCTTGCATTTGCGCCGCTTGCTATTGAGATGGC